GGCGTGAACCCGCCGCCGTTCGACATGAAGCTGCTGCTGATGGTGGCAGGCTCACGCTCAGAGGATTGCGGCAGGACGTTTGAACCCTACACGGTGGTGATGACGGCCTACGTTCAACAACAAGGGCCGGGCGACGAGTACGACGACGAGACTGCATTTGACGAATACATGTCCGGCGACCAAACCGATTTTCTCGACTTCCAGTTCGACCTGAAAGACGATGAAGGGGAAGTGCTTGACTGGTACAGCGACAGCATTGTGGCGTGGGCCTACTACCCGCTCGGAATCGCGCAGACGGCCGTGAATGTTGAGCGCGAGAGGCAGGCGGCATTGGTGCCTAACTAGAAGTCGACGGCAAAACCGCCGCCTATCCTGTCCACATTATGACCAACCACGACCCGATCGACATCGCCATCGCCGCCATGCGTCTCTACGCAGAGACGCACCCGCGGCCGCCGCATGTCACGCAGGCCCAGGCAGCGGAGATGCTTGGGCTGTCGGCCCCGACAGTGCGCCGCCTGGTGCGCTCAGGCGTGCTGCGCCTCAACCGTGCCGGGATGATTCCGATCGGCGAGATCGACCGGGCGACGGGTTGTAATACGCCATCGCCTGCGCCGGATTCGTCCAGCCGAAGACCTTGCACAAGGTCAGCACATCCAGCTTCCCGGCCAGCCTGGTCGCTGCCGTGTGCCGCGCATCGTGGAAGGTGAATCCGGACAGCCCGGCGCGATCGCGGGCACGGCGAAACAGCGCATCGACCGTCTGCCGTCCGACGCCGAACACCAGCACGTCGTCCCATCCGCGCATCGCCGCGATCAGGCGCAGCGCGCGCGGCTCCAGCGGCACCAGGCGCGGGCGGGTTTTCGTGGCTATTCGGAAAATCGTGTGGAAAACGTGTTGTGCAACGCAGCAACTGACAGGAAATGACGATGCTATCAATCACTCCCATAAACCTGGATGAGGCTAATGCCTTCGTGGCAGAGCACCACCGTCACCACCGTCCCGTTGTCGGAGCCAAGTTCGCCGTGGCCGTTTCCGATGGGGCCGGCCAGGTGCGAGGCGTTGCCATTGTTGGCCGCCCTGTCGCCCGGCTTCTGGATGACGGCTGGACCCTGGAAGTCAATAGGGTCTGCACTGACGGGGCGCGTAACGCTTGCAGCATGCTGTACGGGGCTGCATGGCGGGCGTCCAGGGCGATGGGATACAAGCGGCTCATCACATACACCCTGCCAGAAGAAGGTGGGTCAAGTCTGCGAGCTGCTGGCTGGAAACTCGTTGGCCGGCGTGGTGGCGGAAATTGGAATGTACCGAGCCGGCCTAGGATTGATACCGATTCTCTACTGCGCGGCCAAAAGCTGCTTTGGGAGGCATAAGAATAAATGGTGCATAGCAACATGGATTTTTCCATTCCACACGAAAATCCGAATAGCCGTGTTAGGAAGTATTACGGAGCGATAGGAAGCATTAGACACAGTACGTTTACAGTACAGTTAGACATCCGCCGTCACCCGCACGATGTTCGTGCCGTCGCTCCGGACGATGGCGTGCTTCAGCGTGGCGACTGTTATGCCGGTTCCAGTGGCGCCAATGAATTGCAGGCTCTGACCAGTCCCGTTATAAACCGTCCATTGCCGCTTGCCGACCAGCGGAATCGTGATATTCCTGGTGGCTGTCAGCGTTCCGGTAAAAGTCAATGTCGAGCATGCGGCCTCCGGCTGGGTCAGCGTCGTGTTGGCGTCTGACAGTGCTTTTGCCAGCGTGTCGTTGAGCACCAGCGGCCCGCGATGGTCGGTCCAGCTTGTGATCGTCGAAGCGCCGACTACTACGGAATAGAGCGGCAGGTATCCAGGCGTGAATGCAGAGTTGTTTTTTGAGACAACGCCGGTGTCCGGGTGGGCTTCAATGTAATTTGTGACCGAGGCAGTCAGGGCGATACTGCCATTGCTGATCGCAGTAGAAACTCCGGCGATGCGAACCTTGCCACCGTAATAACCGAAATTCAGGCCGGAGGTTGAAGAGGCTCGCCGGCCATAAGTCGCAGCGGGAGAAAGCGCATCGAACGCAGCATTCGCCGTCAAATCCTGCGACCCCTGACCCTGAACAATGCCGTCGATGTGTGTGGTTGAATCAGCCATTAGGATTCCTCGAACAAGGCAGCAAGCTGGCCGCCCGTCAGTTGATAGTTGAACCAGACGAACTCGTCATGATTGCCGGCCATGCCGCCGCCGACAGCCCCGCTTGTTCTAACCCCGCTGATTGACAGCGGCTGGGTGTTTGAAACAAACGCATTGGGCAACGTGATTTCCTGCACAAATGCCCCGTTTTTATAGACCTTGAACGAGGTGGCGCCGTCATAGACGACAGCCATCCATACTTTCTCATTGACTGCGGTAATCGCGTTCCATGTGCCCAAGTCACTCCATGAACCGTTAAAGTGCCGGACGCGAAGTTTGCCTGTAGTAGCCTCGATATAGATGTGATGCCCCTGCTGCCCGCCAATGCCGTTATCCCCCTTGTGAAACAGCACCGAGCTTGCAGCAAGGGAAGAACACTTGAAGATAACGATTGCCGTGTAGGCGCCGTCCATTGCCGCCAGGCGTGGAGAGGAAACATAACCGGCGGCAGTAGTGGCGATGGAATAGCCGGGCGTCGCCCCGGACAACAGGCTGGGCTGCTGATAGGTGATTCCGCTGGCCGATCCGGTGGCGGTGTTTCCGGTCGTTGAAGAGTCGGCAAACGTCGTCGTGTTGCCGTCCATCTTGTAATAGAGCAGCGGGTTGAGCGCCAAGATCGCCGGGGAATAGTTCGCGCCGCTCGATCTGAACAGGCGAGTGATTGTTCCCTGTAGCGGGTATCCACGCCCGACCAAAGGTGACAGACGATACCAGCGGACGTACAGCGTATCCTGATTAAATCCCCAGTCGGTGATCTGGTCGGCAGACGAGTAAGCCGCGCTCGGCGCCGACAGCCCGCTAATCGTCCGCTTCAGTGTTGAGAATGCGGAATTCCAGATTTCAAGCTCCCAGGACTCGACTGTCTCACCAGATGGCGTGGCGATTCCGGAGAACGGTTCAACCGCCAGCCGGCTACGCATCGTGCAGGTGATCGTCCAGTCGCCCGCGGGGTAAGTGCGCGACCCGTTCAGATAGACGGGCGCCAGGCATTCAAGGTTTGCCCCGGCATAGTCAAGGCGGATGTCAGGGGTGCTATCAAGCGTTTTCCCGTAGGTCACGCCGCGCCACAGGCGCTCCATATTGATGTCGGCCACGCTCATGTCGATCAGGCGCAGCGCGGCATAATCCAGCAGCACCACCTGATCATTGGCCGAATGCAGCCCCATTGCCCACTCGGTTCCGAAGCGCCCACGCATCATGTCGGAGAGCGTGTAAGTCCCATCGGCATTATCAACCACTGTTCGGGCGGCTATGATTTCCCACCGCCCATGCGCACCGACAGCAAAGTGATTGGCACCATTGAACATTGCCAACTCGGAAACAGAAGAGGGAATCCCTTGGGCTACCCATACAACCAATTTATTGGACGCATCGACGATGTGCGTGACGCCAGATGCCAGCGCATGCGCGGCCATACCACTTGTCATCTGTGGGGCACTGAATCCTTGAATCGACGCCCACGTCTGCCCGTTGTCGTCAGACCGGACGAGCGTCCCGCCCGGCCAGCCCGACGTGTATCCGCTCATTCCGGCCAACAGCGCCGGCCTGTTCATCAGCGTTGAATCGACGCATGGAATATCAAGCAGCAAGGTTTTTGACGGACCGGCAATCGACAGCACCTGCCCGGTATCCAGCCCTGCCTGCCCGACGGCGGTCGATGTATAGACGGCAGCATTGTTAAACTTTGCCTGACACTCAAGTCGCCCGTCCGGCAGGTAGTTGATTGAAGTTAGGCGCAATTCATAGGTCGCGCCATTGCCGCTGATCGTGATGACATCGGCAGCCTCAAGGTTTAATCTCAGCGGTGGCAATACGACAGATACGTCATGCCGATCAAGCCAGCGCATATAAAGAGTGACTTCTTCTTTCTGCGCCGCCTCGTCAGCATTCATGACGATAGCCAATTCGATCTCTTCGACGTTGATTGCGTCCGTGCTAAGTCGCTCTGCGCCAGGACCTACGTTCAGATCGTATTCTCGACCAACGTCGAGATACTTGATCGTCACCTTGCGCGGCAACTGCGTATCCATCTCGCGGCTGGCCGTAATCATGACGCCGGGCTTTTCGTTACCGGCAACACAACCCAACTCCCCTGTGTCGATAGTGGCGACTGGCGTTTTTCCACGCCGCACAAACTTGATCTTGTACCCGTGAGTAATCACATCGAACGGCCACGCCACCTGCAGCGGCTCTAGTGACGAGCGGATCGCCGCCGTGTTGCTGATCTTGTACCCTCTGACATCCTCGTCAATATCCGTGACATCAATGTCGGCAGGGGTTAAAAGCCTTGAAAGCTGGCACTCTGCGGAGATGATGTCGGCCAGCGGTACGGTTGCCCCCTGATTGCCCGCCCAGCAGGCATAGATTTCCCATGCCACGGTGTCTTTGACGACATAAGCAAGCGTTGGCGAGGCAACCATCAGGCGAGCATTCACGTCGCGGGTAGCGCTGTAACGCATGCCGGTATCGGATGCGACGCCGTTAATCCAGCGAAATATCGGGGCGGCTCCGCTGTTGGATGGAAGGGTATAAAACTCCGTGTCGCTTATGACACAGATTATTGCCGTTGTTCCGTCAATAGCCTGCGTATACGTCGCCACTGTGCTTAGTGTTGCCCTGTCCAACTTCAATACGGTGCAGTTGCTTCCACTACCTGTAGAGTTGTCGACAACGAACACATAATTTTCAGAGACTCCGAAATGCTCCGCATAGAGCGCAGTTGGGCTGGAAATGACTGGAACCGTGTAGTCGTGATACACCCCCAGTGGAATCTTGTAGAGCTTCTGGCCATGGTCACCAAAGAAAATCTCTCCACGATCAACAACTGCACGGCCAAGGCTTGCTGGTATATCCGCTTCCAGCATTCTCCCGGAATCAGAAAGAACACCACCGAACCTGTCCAGAACAATAACCTGTGTATCCGTGTTCAAATAGAAAGACATGACAATGCAGTCAGTGTCTGTCTGATCCAGATATATCTGATGCTTGTTATGAAAGAACCCGTCGTGATACGCATCAATCGGCACGTCTGATTCAAGTACCGGATTTGAGGCTCCAAAAACATGGTAGAGATGGCGGATTGAAACCATGTCATACCCGCTGGACTGTGCAGTTGACCCTGTTTCGATAATTCCGTAGGCAGAAAGGCGGAATGACCTGACGTAAAGCAGCGGTGCAGGGGGCGTCGGTGAATGGCTGAAAACCGCACTGCTCGGCACAATTGAACCGTTACGGACGATCTCGGCCTTGACCTGCATCCCCATCAGCGTATTACCGTAATCGGCCATCGGCCAATCCTTAAACACGAGGTAATGCAAGCCTCGATAGGCGGGCGTGTTCGCTGCGCCCATGTCAGCCTGGATGCGGTCGTCAGGAAGCTGGCTTGCCGATCCGGTGTAGAGAGTGATCGTCCCGGCGTTTTCGCTGGTGGCGATGACGCCTGTCAGCGAACTGGCTGAGTAGTCGGCAACCAGCTTGCCGCTGCACCAGATGCGCCCGTAACCGTCGATCTCGCCTTCACCGAAGCCTACCGCGAACGTGCCGTAAATCGCATAGGTGCTTGGCCCGGCAGGAGCACCACCCTTGCCACCTTCGGCTTCGACCTCTTCTGCCCGCAGGCTGTTGCCTTCGACCCAGAATACGTTCCCAAGCGTTCCGTAAGTGCCGTATCCCCTGGACAGCGGTGCGCCATAGGTTGCGGTCTGGACGGCAAGATCGGAGGCGGACGGCGGCCTTCCTTTTGGCCCTTTTGGCGGGTCGATATAACCGCCAATCGCCATACCAATCGATGCGCCAAGGGCCACATTGCCCCCGGCAAAGAAGCCGACAATGCCACCAACAATGCCGCCAACAATCTGACCGCCGCTACTCATTCGACACCTCGGAAGCGATAGGCGCGAACGATGCGCGAGCGCCATTCATCAGTCATGATGTTTTCGGCAACTTTTTTAGCCTGCAGCCAAGCGTGAATGATGCCTTCGCCCTGATAGACGTCTGACCATCCGGCATAGATCGCCAGATGCTGAGGATCGCCGTCAAACCTCATCAGCAGCACATCGCCGGGCTGCATGGCGTCAATGGCTACACGTTCAAGACAGGGCTGACCATCTAGCGCCGCTTCAAGCAATCCGCCTGATGGGCGTTTGCTGTAGCCTTGCTGATCGAAGTATTCCAGCCCGAGAGCGCATGCCACATGACAGACGAGGCCGGCACAATCGAGCGCCCATCCCGGCGTGCGGCCCTGATGACGAAAAGGCGTGCCGATCTCTGTGCGGGCAGTGATTAGGATATCGTCGCGTGTCATGCGCCGGTTCCAATCTGCTGATAGGTCGAAGCGGTCGGAATGCGGGTGAAGCCGAAGAAGTTGATGATGTTGACCCACTTGTCGCGGCAGTCTTCCAGTCGCTTGCGGCAGCCTGGAATCATGACGAAGGTGTCGCCAACCTGCGGCAAGTAGAAGAACGGGTCAAAGGTCGTGATCGTGCCGTCGGCGGCATATGCCTTGATTTCCAGCGGCTTGAGCCCGGCATTCAGCCCGCTGGTAAACTGGATCGTGCCGGCGGCGAACCAGTCGGCAGCCTCGGTGCGGCTGGTGTCGCGGATGACGCTGTAGGAGGTCACGACATTGACGGCGCCGACGACATCGACGGCGGCGAGGCTTATCCCGCACCCGGCATCTCCGAACGTGCGCGAGCAGGCTGCCGTGTACATCTTGCCGGTACTCTGGTTGAGCGCATCGATCAGGCTCATGCCCTGGATCGTGTAGCGGTCATCCTCAAGGGTGGTCTTGCCGAGAAACCCGGCCGCGACCGGCTCATAATCCTCGACCGGGTTGAAGAAGTCGCACTTGAAGACGCGAACGCGGGCATTGTCGAACACGCCGGAAGCCAGCGCATCGCGGGAGATACCGGCGATGGCGACGACGCCATCGATGTCGATCGATGACGGGCTGAACGAAGACGACGAGGTGAATGCAGTCTGCTGGTATCCGCTATCGGTTTTGTAGACCTCTGCGTTGCTCATCGTCAGGTCGGTCGGATAGGATGTCAGGCGGACAGTCGTCCCGTTGACGCACTCGATGCGTACGCACCAGGCGGCGGTCTGGTAGGGCGCTACGGTAGATTTCATGGCGCAATGATTTCCTGCAGGATGACGCCATCGGCGCTGCGGTGATTCGGGTAGTCCTGGCCGATGACAAGCGCCGAGCCGAAGCGGACCATGAAGTCGAATTCGAAGCCGGCGCGCACGTTGTCGGCGACAACGGTCGCGGCGACTCCGGCCGATAGCGTGATGCGGCCGGTCGTTGTGTCGACCGTCCAGTTCGCGCCCGGCCCTGCGACCAGCGTGCCGTTGACCGCGACCTTGACGGTTCCGGACACCGGCTTGTAAATGACCCGGTAGGGATAGCCGGCCGCGCCGGCGGTGCCGTCCGTTCCGTACCATTTCCGCAACTGCCAGACGGTGCTGGAGACTTTCTTGGTCAGCTGGTCAGTTTCCGTCGGCGTGCCGGTCATGCCGTTGCTCGACCACTCGTCGAAGCAACGGGCGCGGAACCCGGCGTACTGGCCGTGGGCGCGGTGCCAGAGCGCGAGCAACTTGGACGCAGTGTCGTCGCGATTCAGCAGGTAGGAAACATCGAACTTGCGCAACGGGAAGGGATGCGTCAGGCTGCGGTATTCCTGCCCGCCGGCGGTCTTGACGATCTGCACGGCGTAATCGTCCTGCCAGCTTGATCCGTAGCGGATCAGGTCACAGAAGCGTTCCTCGAGAAAGTCAGCCATCAGCGATACCTCCCGGCGCCAGACATCAGGCCGAGCGCGGTGCGCGCCCCGGCGGCTGCGCTGCGGCGGATTTCAGCCGGGTCGCCGGTCTGGCTGTTGACGTTGACGGTGATGTTGGCGCCCGTGCCGCCCTGCATCGCCACTGGGATGCGTTTCCCGTCCGGGAGCGGCACATACGCCTCCGGCGTGCGCCCCTCGCCGAAGAGCGCAAGCTGCGGCCGGTTGGCGACGCCACCTCCGGCATAGCTATTCAGCGGCAGCGGACCGGCGCTGGTCATGATTCCGCCGTTGGCGAACGAAAACCAGGACGCGATGGACGACACCGCGCCGGACCAGTCGAACTCCTTCAACGGCTTGAACAGGTCGCCAATCCACCCTCCAAGGCTCCCGGTCTTGTCGACGTCGCCAAGCATGAGCTTGAGCAACTGCGCCGACCCGGCCTGAGCGATCATCTTCTGCAGTGTCTTGGAGAAGGTTTCGCCCCACGATCGGATGCCATCACCGGTTGGGTTGATGAACAGCTCCGCGAATGCGTCCTGCATGTTGCGCGCCGCCTGCTTCATGAATTCGCCCATTTCGTCGACGTCCTGCTTGAGGTTGTCGACCAGTTCCTTGTATTGCTTCTCGGTGATGTCGCCCTTTGCCAAGGCCACGTCATAACGCGCCTTGCGCGCGGTTTCCTGGGCTTCCTTCGCCGATTTCGTCGCTGCCAGGTCGCGGGCAAGGTCGGATTTCTCGAGCGCTGCGGTGTAGCGCTCGCGCAATGCCAGTTCCTCTTCGAGGACCTTGATCTGCTCTTCGCCGGCGCCGTTCTGGCGGGCCGTGGCAATGGCATCCTCGATCCTGGCCTGCGTCATCGTCGACAACTGCGCCGACGACATGCCATAGGCGGCCGCCTGGGCCTCTGCCGCCTCTGTTGCCGCCATCATTTCCTGGCGCTGGCGGGCGGTGCTTTCCTCGGCCTTCCTCACCGCATCTGCGAATTCGCGCTGCTTCGTCAGTGCCTTGTCCATCGACACCAGGTCGTCCAGGCGCGCATTGATCGCCGCCCGCTGCGCTTCCGTCGCCTTCAGCGTGCCGGCTTCGAGCTGGTAGCGCACCCGCGCCGCCTGCTGCTCGGCCGCGGTCATCTTGTCGGTCGAATCGGCGTCAATCTGCTTGAGCGCGATCTGCTCGTTGAGTGAAGCGATCAGCCGTTCCGCTTCATCGATCTGTGAACGGCCGCCGCCGCTGCGCGCCTTCGGCAATTTAGACTCCGGCGGCTTGAACGATAGCGCCGGTTTTTCCGCAATCGCTTCCTTTGTTTTCTTGCTGCGATCGAGAAGGTCGGCGGACAGACGGTCCACTTCAGCGCGCGCCACCTTCGCGTCTTCTTTCATGGCGTCGCCGATGGCGCCGAATCCCTTGAAATCCAGCCTAGCCAGTGCTGCAGCCTGGGCGGCTATCCCGCCGATCTCATTGCCAATTTGCCTAAAGACGTAAACGACGTTGACGCCAAGCACGGCAACCGCTTCCAGCGCCGTGCGCACACCTTCGCCGAATACCGATGCGAAACTACCGGACTCGTCCTTGGCCCGCACCATTTCGGACGTGAGTTTTTCGAGGAAGGGCAGCAGCTCGTAGGCCGCCGCTTTCCCTGCAGCGCCGAACGATGCAGCCAACCTGTTCAGGTTCTTTTCGTAGGCTTCTGCCTGGGCAGCCTGCTCGGTGGAGACTTTCCCGACCAGTTCGGATTGCTCGGCAAGGTCCTTGAGGAATGGAAGCGCCTCTGCGCCAGCCTTTCCGAGCAGCGCCATTGCCGCTGCTGTTTTTCCACTGCCGTCACGAAACTGGTCAAGCGCCTTGGCGATTTTAAGCATCGCCTCGGCAGTGTCCATTTGCCGCAGTTCGTCTGCGGACAACCCAAGCGCCTCAAGTGCTGCGGCAGCTCCCTTGGATTCTTCGCCGGTCCCTTGCAGCGATTTTGCGAGTTTTTGCAGGGCCGAATCGACAAGGTCGATGTCGACTCCGCTAACCTTGGCCACGCTCGCCAGCGCCGACAGATTCTCAACCGAGGCGCCGGTCTTTTCCGCCATGTCGTCGAGCGAGGCGGCGAACTTGAGCGTATTGGTGATTCCTGCGGTGAGTGCTCCGAACGAAAGCGCCGCACCAAGGCCGGCGAAGATCGGGCCGAGGCCGACGGCGGTTTTTTCCAGCGAAGACAACCCAGCCTGGACGGACTGGAGCGCGGCCCGCGTCTCGTCCTTGGCGGTGATGATGATCTGGGTTTTGTTCTCAGCCATTTCTCATTTGCTCACCAAGCGCCCATTGCATCGGGTCGATTTCCTGGGCGGTGTTTTCCGGCGCCGGAATCGGGCCCCACGGCTGCCATGACCAGATGGCGAACCACTCGCCGAACTCGGCGGCGGTCATTGTCGCCTCGAGTTCGGCAACCGTCCGCCCGAGACGTAGTGCCAGCGCGAACAGAAAGCGGCGCTCGGGCGCCGCCGTCAGTTTTTTTCGACGGCCTCCGCGTCGAGCCCGGAGAGTTTCCGGGCCACCTTGAACAGGTCGAACACCTGGTCGAAGTGGCCGCCGCCGAGCTCCTCCCACTGGTCCTCGGAAAGCAGCGGCGTTCCGGCTGCGTCGATGACGCACAGCGACAGCAGCCGGCCGATGCTTTCGTAGTTCCGCCCGTCCTGGCGCAGGTTGGAAAACAGGGAGAGGCGTTCCGACAGGCGCAGGCCGCGGACGATGACATCGCCGCCCAGCGCCGGCACGGCGACGGTTTCCCGCGGCAATACCGGAAGGTGGGCGGCTGCATCTGCGGATGAGAGCGTTGCCATCAGGAACTATACGACTTCGAGCCGCCGAGCGCCGTGAAGGTGACGCTGGTCTTGATCAGGTCCTGTGCCGACCCGGTCGGCGCCAACGAGCAGCCGACGTAGGCATTGAAGACGAACTTCTGGCCGTTGGCGAAGCCGAACAGGATGGCGCGCTGCGCCTGGCTGTCCGATGCGGACTTGAGCGCGATCAGGCCGGAGTCGGACGGGTCCCAGAAGGACTCGAAAGTGTAGTTCGACGGGTTCGGCAGGCCGGGTACCTGCGTCTTGATGCTGTCATGGATCGTCGTGGTGTCGATGAAGTCGAAATCTCCGCCGCTGGCGTTGATGTTGGTGAGCGTGGCCAGGGAGGTGCCGAAGGTGATCTTCTGGCATGATCCGGACGAAAACGTCGCATAGTTGGTCGTATCTTCGCCTTCGAGCGAAAACGAGTCGGTCGCCACGGCGGAAACGCGGAAGACACGGTAATTGACCTGGTACATCCCCTGTACGGTCATGAGCACGTAGTCGCCGTTGCTGTAGCCGTGCGCCGTGCTGGACACGACGCCAGGGTTGGCCTTGGTGATTGCGGTGATGGTTTTGGCGGATGCGAGCGCGGATTGCACGGATACCGCCACGCTGCTCCATTTGGTGATGACTGCCATGTGAATCTCCTTTAGATGGCGGTGGCCGGATTGCTCGCGGCAGTGAAGTAATGCGCCAGGTAATCGACGCGCAGGATGCCTACCGGCTTTTCCAGCCCTTCGTCGAGGTCGACCGCAACCGTCCTCGGCAGCGGCCTGGATTTCAGAAGCCCGCCGAAGGTGGCGTCGCCGGTGCCGATGGCGGCTTCGACTTCGGCCAGCATCGTGTCGAGCGTGCTGTCCAGACCGGAAACAGCCTTGGCGCAGCACTCGACGCGCAGCACGGCGCGGCGGTCGAGCCATGCGTCCGCGGCCATGCTCTCGGTGTCGATCTCTTCTTCGTCGAGATAGACGCGCAGGCATGGCAGGTTGGCGTCGGCCAGCGGATGGATACGCGACGGATAGACGCGCGAGCCGCTGGTGGTCAGGCCGGTGAGCCGGCTGGCGACCGCGCTGCGGATGCTGGTTCGGACGTGCGCCATGTCAGGCGGCCTTTTCGAGCGTCAGCACGGTGACGCCGGTTCCGTCTGGCCTGACGGCGGTCACTGTATAGGCGACGGCGTTGATGGTGACGGCCTGGCCTGCGGCGATTCCGGGGACATCGGCCGCGGCGCAGGTGAAGGTCGGGTCGGTGCCGAGCATGCCGAAGGTTTCGGCGGTCGGAACGTCGAAAATCCCAATCACCGTGGCCGCGCCGATGGTGGCGGCGGTCCCGAAATCGATGAAGAATCCGCGCTCGACCGTGGTCAGCATCAGACCGATTTCTTCACGCCGACGAGGACGACGGCGACGTTCTGCGGGCCGGTGACGATGGTGCCGACGTAGCGGATGTAGCGCTTGACCTGTTTCGGGTTAAGCGCCAGCACCTTGACATCGGCGGTTGTCGTCGATTGCGTGAAGGCAGCGCCGGAGACATCGGCCCAGCCGGTCGATCCGTCGGCTGAATCCTGGATCTTGCCGTCGAGAGTGCCGGTGCCGGTGCCGTGCGACTGCACGATGGCGACGCCGCCTTCGTAATCCAGCAGGTCGACGGCTGAGCCGGTGACGGTGCTGGCCTGCGAGGCCGAGGCCGACAGGTGGAGGACGGTGGCGCCGGAGGCGAAGTTAAACTGGCTCATGGGGTTCCTTTCGGGTGCGGCGCGGTTTTTCTTCCGGCGCCGGTTCGGTTGCCGGGCGGGCCTTGCCGTTGTGTATCAGCTCGGCCGCCAGGCGGTCGTCGCATTCCACACGGTCGCCCGCCGGGCGGACTTCGCCGGCGAGGTAGAAAGCGCGGATGACTTCGATCTTCATGTCGGGGAGACGGGCGGGCCGCAGCCCGCCCTGCCCTATCAGGTGATCGAGGTGGCGCGGGAGAAGGCGCCGGCCTGGCGGATGCCGATGTCGACCGTCTGGATCGCGCGGATGCCGCTGATCGCCGCCGCGAAGTTCGCGTAGGGATTGAGCGCCAGTTCGAGCATGCCCCATTCGCCGATCACGACCTGCGAGAAGTCGCCGAAGACCATCGACGCGGCGGTGACCGAGTTGGTCGCCACGGCGCGGAAGCCTTGCAGGTTGCCGTCCAGGATGCCGCCTTCCCAGAGCGGGGAAGCAGTCGAGGAGAATGCCACGCGCTGCTTGAGCAGGGAGGCGACGGCCGGCGTGGTGACATAGGCGCAGTTCGCGGCGAGGGCGTTGCCGCCGGCCACGTCGGTCTGGAATTCCAGGACCTTGGCGTAGTCGATGGAGGTGCCGGTAACCGAACCGATGCCGGCGGTCTGGCTGATGCCGGTCGGCTGGCCGGAAGCGCCCGAGCCTTCGAGGGCGGCGAGGTCGATGGCCAGCGCCAGGACGCGGGCCAGGTCGTTCATGACCAGGGCGTCGGCGGCCGGGCTGGACTGCAGCATGAGCTGACGCGACAGCTCAGTGTAGGCGCCGACGTTCTTCGGCGACAGGGCGAGCTGGCCGAGGGTCATCTGCGACTCGGTGATCGCCGTGGCTTCGTTGGTCAGCCAGTAGGCAGTCGCGGCGGCGGTCTGCTTCGGGATCGTCACGTTGCCGACGAGGCCGGTCATCATCGTGGCGCCGAGCTGGGCGACGACGGCGCGGTTGCGCAGCAGGTCGATGAACGATCCGGCCAGGTTGTCGGTGGCGACGACGTAACCGCCGGCGTTGCCGGTGGTGGCCGTCATGTCGCGCTGCTGGATTTCATACGGCACGTAGAAGCCATTGTTCGGGGCTTCAGCGATGCCGGCGCGCTTGAGGATGGCCTGGTGGCATTCGCGCTCGAAACCGGCGTTCGTCCAGTCCTTGTCGACCAGGGCGCGCAGGGCGCGCAGCACCGAGTAGCGCTGCTTTTCGCCGCCGGACAGGCCGACTTCGGCAGTCGGGTTCGGCAGCGGGCGCGAGGCCAGCTTTTCCATGACCTTGGAGCGGAAGGCGTCGACCGGCTCGCCGGCGCGGAGGGCTTCGGCGGCCATGCCTTGCAAGGCGAACTGTTCGCCGATGGCGATGATTTCGGCGGCGCGCTTCTGCTCGGCGGTGCGGGCTTCGGCCTGGATCTTGGCGACATCGACCGGGGCGGCCGGGGTTTCGATAACGGACATCTTGATCTCCTGAACAGGATCGGCAGCGCGGCCGACGCCGACGGTGAAGTCGGCCGGCACGCTGACGAGGGATACTTCATAGGGGGTCCAGCGGGTGACGCGGTAGGTTTCGTCCTCGCCGCTTTTGGCTTCGAGGACGAGGTCATCGATGGCATACCCCACCGAGACGTTCTGACGGATGCCATCCACCACGTCGCGGAAAATCTCCTCGGCCCGCGCGCTTCTCCCGAAGCGGACGACGGCGCGACCTACCCGGTCGGCGTCAATGCGGACTGATTCGATTACCCCGATCTGGTCGCGGGCATCGTGGTCACAAAGCAGGGGGCCGCCGGCCTTGAGACGGGTCAGGTCGACGGCGGATTTGGAATGGTCGAGGATTTCGACGCCCCACCAGCGCGCGTAGGGCGCTTCCGAGCTGAAAGCCAGTTCGATGGTGCGGGTTTCCTGGTCGATCTTCTCGCGCTCGAATAGAAATGACCGTTCGAGGGTCAGGCCGCGCTTTGGCGGACCTTTGCGGGTTTCGGCGGACATGGGCATTTTCTCCATGTCCCGCAGTTTCGCGGGCGGCCGCTATAATGTTCAGGGGGAAGATTACAGCGCGCCGCAGAGCAGCATCGCGGCTTCTTCGTCGACCGGATTGCGCCGCGCGTCGAATACCGGCTGGGCGACCGGCGCCAGGTGCAGGATGCGCGGGCGGCGGCGGCCGCCGGTGCGGATTTCCTCGGGCAGCAGGTGGGATTCGTCGGCCGGCGCGAACCACACGGCCGGGAACCAGCCGCCGGCGAACCACTGCGCGAACCAGCCCTCGTTAGCTGCCATCGAGGACCGCCCCGGTGCGGTTGTTCTCGGCGTCGAAGCTGCCGACGATGCGGTCGGTGGTGCCGTCGAGCCCCTTGAATGTGATCGTGCTGCCGGCCTTTTCGGTAGTGCCGGCGAGCGCGGCGGCAATGATGCGGGTGACTTCCTCGAACGTCAGGCCGGATTCGACGGTGTAGCCATGCACGGCGGCGGCCAGCGCGCCGTAATCGACGCCGCCGGAGGCCGCGCTGTTCAACTTGGCGCCCATCGTGCCGGCCTCGTTGTTGGCGGCGGCCAGCGCGCCCCAGACGGCGGCGGCGAGGTTTTCCGGGGTTAGCGCCGTGGTGTCGGCGGTGGTTCCGGTCATGTAGCCGAGGCCCATGATCGCGCTATGGCCGTCGATGGTCAGCGTGGCCGTGCCGGTGAGCGAGGCTTCGGCGCCGAGCGCGGCGGCGCCGGTGATGGTGACGGTCGCCTGGCCGGTGCCGAGGATGGTGGCAACGATGGCGGCGGTGCCGTCGATGGCGATGGTGGCGGTGCCGGTGGCGCTGACGATGAGGCCGGCGGCGACGGTGCCGGTGATCGTGATGCTGCCGCTGGCGGTGGCCGGCTTGCCGAGTTCGCCTGCGGCGCTGGCGGCGATCTCGACGCGCGAGCGCATGAAGGACTTGATCGCGCCGGCAGTGTTGGCCATTACCCAGGAATACGGGTGCTTCGACGCCGACGGCAGCGAGGCCAGCCGGCTGTTGATGCCCTCGCCGACGAAGATGTTGCGCTTGTACGCCGGCATCGTCCGGCTGCGCAGGGTCGACGGGTTGCCGCCATCAAGCGCCGTGGCGCCGAACAGGCGCCCGGTGAGGTTGTGCCGGTAGCCGTTGCCGATCAGGCCCATTTTAGCCGCCGTAGGCGTAGTCGAAGTTGGCGTAGACGGTGCCGCCCGAGGTCGTCGCGCCGGTTGCGAAGACGAGGAAGGTGACGTTCGCGCCGTTGCGCAGGCGCGGCAGGCTGGGCACGGTATTGACGAAATCGACCAGGTTGTAGAGGCCGGTGGCCGGGACAGGGATCGGCATGCACAGCGGCTTGCACAGGCCAATGAAGACGCTGCCGGAGGCGTGCGCGGTGCCGCCCCAGATCAGGTTCTCGATGTCCTTGACGCCGGTATCGCCCGCCTGCAACGGCAGGAATGGGCCGTACTTGTTGGCGGCGTTGCCGGAGTTGAGGACGGTGCCGCTGGTTGCCGAGGCGGTCGAGACGCAGCCCGACGTAGTGACCCGCGAGGCCGTGCCGGCGCTGTTGGTGTAGGTAATCTGCATCGTCGGCGCATTGGCGCCCATTGTCGCGTAGCTGGCGACGAACAGGCGCAGGCCTTCGCCGTTCTGGTAGCGGTCGACGTTCGCCGCCGTGTTGCTGATCGGCGTCATGGTGATTGTCTTTGTGCCGGTGGTGCTGACGTTGGTCGTGGTCAGCTTGGCATATCCGACCAGGTCGATTGGCAGCACGAACCACGGCGCTCCGGCTGCGGCGACGACACTGGCGCCCATCGTCAGGATGTGCTTGGTGGCCGGGCTGGTCTGGTCGCCGATCGGGATCGAGCCTTCGCTCCAGGTATTGTCGGTGGCGGTGAAGGTCGCTTCGGTGCCGCCGAAGGTGGCGGCAGGCACGGTTCCCGCTGAATTCAACAGGTGTTGCCAGTGCCCGGCCTGGCCGGCGGCGACGGTCGTTTTTTGGTAGACAATCGGCTCGATCTTGCCATTGCTGGTGATCTGGTTGATCAGGTCGTCTTGGCTGGTGAATCCCATGTCATGCACTCCATTGCGTCTCGAGGACGCCGGTGAGGATGGAAGAGGCAAGCGATCCGGCATTGCCGAGGGCGACGATGCCAAGCACCGCGCCATGCTTGATTTCTGGCGGTGGCATGTGGATCACGCTTTCGAGTTGTGAGGCGGCGCCGTAGCTTTCGAGGTTGCCGGAGGTGGTGCGCCGGCATTCCTGCGTGGCGACGGTATGCAGCAGCGGCTTGACCAGCACCAAAGCCATCAGGCCGCCGCCGGCCCCCGAGAAGGTAACGGATTCGACCGAGCGCACGCCGGAGTCGCCGGCCTGCAATTCGATGAAATGCTGCGATCCGCTGGACGCGTTGGTGGTTGAGCTGACCAGCACGCCGCCGCCGGCGATGGCCTTGGTATAGGTCACGGCGCTGGTGCGCCCGCTGACGCCGTCCTGGTTGGTGTAGGACACGGTGAAGGTGCCGACCGTCGACGCGGCGGACTGGCCGACAGCCATCAGCAGGACACCGCGCCCGTCCGTGTAGCGCGGCAGCGCGGCGGTCTGGACCATGTCCTGCTGCTCGCCGACCGCATCGGTGTCGATGAACGGGTAGTAGAGCAGGTAATCGCACAGGCACAAGCGCTGGTTCTGGTTGGTGGTGCCGGTGGCGCTGGCGGCGGCGGTCATCACCGTGAGCGACTTGACGAACTGCCCGGCCACGTTCGGCACATGGATGCCGCGAATGGCCTCTACGTGCGCAGCTTCGAGCGGGGCAGAGGCGTAGAAGTTGGCCGGCGGGTTGCCGGCAAAATAGGTGTAGTCGACGAAGTCGTTGGCGACCGTGGCCGCCGAGGCGACGGCCTTGCGGAAAGTGGTCAGGTGGTAGCGCCCGGCTTCCCGGGCGTCTGCCCACTCGCGGACGCCGACGAAGCCCATTTATTCCGCCGTGACGGTCAGGCCGCCGGCCTCGATCTGCGGCCGGATGTTCAGCGCGATGTCGAGGTTGTCGTCGAGCGGGATGATCAGCGCCATGCCGACGGCGCCGCTGGCGGTGTCGCACCAGATGGCGTGCGTGGCCGTCTGGGTGGCGCCGGCGTCGGTGCGCTTTCCCCATTGCAGCAGGTTGGCATTGGTGCGCGAGGCGCCGCTGCCCGACCAGGCGGTGGCCTTGGTCATGGCGATGCGGGCATAGCCGGTGTAGGTAAGTTCTCCGGCCAGCGGGCTGGCTTCGTCGGGCGAGCCGGCGCCGAGGGCGAGATAGCCGGTTGCGCCGGCGCGCCAGGCGGGATCTGTGCCTTTGAGAATCCAGTCGAGCGAATCGGATTCGGTGGCGTTGGACATGGACATGACGTTAATCCTTTCGGTTGATTCAGCGGAGTTGATCGATGGTCATAGCAGCGACTTCTTCGCCGTCGCCCAGGCGGCGCCGATGGCGGCGATGATGCCGACGAGCCAGGTCATGAGCTTGCCGACCAGCTTCGAGCCTTTCCACATGCTGACCATTTCGTCGATGGATTCCTTGATGATGTCCTCGCGGGCGATGTGGTCGTTCAGCGTCGCGCCGACCGCATGGAGGTCGCCCTTGATCGCGTCGAGCGTGCGGTCCTGGTGGTTGAGCCGCCAGAGGATGATGAGCAGCGGGTCCTGCTCGACGTGCGAGACATTGGCGACGTGCTGCGCGGCCTCGAGCATTTCCTGTTCCAGGGCGCGTTCGGAGTGCTCGTCAGGCATCGTCGCGCCGCCTTCCGTCTTCGTCGAACCACACGTCGTTGCGGCAATCGCGCTCGACGATGCGGGTCATGCCGATCACCAGGGCGCCGACGGCGAGGAAGCAGCCGACGATGCCAGCGACCACGGCCAGCAGGTGCAGCACCACGTCGCCATTGAAGAGAAAGCTGTTGCTCATTTCTGCATCCCGTATTCGATGGCGCTTTCCATGTTTTCAACGCACCCGTGCAAGAGTTGCAGCGCGGCGGACAATTCGTAGACCGGCCGGCGGATGAATATGTCGCCCGGTTCTCCGGCTTCGATGGCGACCGCCTGCGCCTCGGTTTGTTCCTGCTCGGCGCGATAGATCTGCGCCAACTGGCCGTGCGCCGACTTGAGCATCGATGCCAGTTGCACCAGCGCGGCGCGGCGATCGAGCGTCATTTTCTACCGCCTGTCCGCCAGCATTGCGGTTTTTTGCTGGCTGCCGTAGGAGGTGCCCAGGAAAAAGCCGGTGATCGACCCGAGGACCAGGCTGATGATCGAGGATACGACCATTGCGCGGATGTCATTCGTCCATCCATCGCCGAACATGACGGCGGCGACGACCAGATAGACCAGCGGGAGAATCAGGACGGCTACCAACAGCGCCGGGGACATCCACGGCTTGCCCTGCTGCATTGCCGCCTGGTCGGCCTGGCGCGCGCCGGCAATCCCACCGCCGCCGGCTTCTCCGGCGAGCTCGTACCAATGCGCCGATACCGCTTTGGCGTAGGTCGCCGCCAGTTCAGGGTCGGCCTGCAGCGCAGTGACTGCTCCCTCCGCCGTCTTTTGCTCGGTGACGGCTTTGGCGATCTCGACCGCCACCTCGGCGGCCTTGGCGTTTTTCTCGGCCTGCGCGCTCTCACCGAAGAGGCGGATGAGCGATGGCGCGGCCTGGACCAGCGCCGGGAGTGCGGCGGCTACGAATGGAACCATTGGGCGATCCTCTGAAACAGGTTGGGCTTCTTGTTCGGAAAAGGGACCGGCCCGGCGGCATCCTCGCTGCTGGCGAGCGCCTTCTGCGCACGGGCGTGGTATGCCTGGCGGTCAGCCATGCCGTTGTACCCGCCGTTGATGGCCTTGGTGATCAGGTCGAATTTCCCGGCGTCGGCCAGCGCGTTGAGGTCGCGGGAATACCAGTACCACGCCGCGGAGCGGACAGACAGCGGCAGCATTTCGAGCATTTCCGGATGCCGGCACAGTTCGTCCGCGTCGTGCAACAGGTCACGGCTGCAGGCGCGGTAATTGTTGTAGCCGGTGATCTGGATCAGTCCGCGGCCCTTGTAGTAGCGGCCCGTGGTCGTGCCGGCCGCCTTCGCAAGCGCGATCGCTTCCGGGCGGTTGTTGCCGAGTGAGGCGCGGTCGTCATAGGCGCTGCCGTCGGCGATCTCGCGCACGTATTTCAGCGAGCCGGATTCGTGCCCGATCTGCGCCAGGAAGGCCGCTTGCCGCGCCGGCGTGTTGATCGCGAATTCTTCCATCGCGGCGTTTATGTGTGACAAAAACTGTGCCGCCTGCGCCGCGTTGGCGGAGGGCATGATCTCCAGCAACTGCTTGAGCGTGATCCGGTTCATTTGCGCGCCTTGTCCAGTTTTCCGATGGCGACCAGAAGGACGGCGCCGACTTCGGACAGGGCGTCGACTACTTCCGCCGCCCCGTCGCCGTGCGGCGACAGTCCCTTGACGACGCGCTCCTCGTCGTCGCGAATCTTGGCGATGCGCTCGCGTGCGGCGGCGAGCTGCTCGATCTCGCACTTGATGCGGAGGCGGCGAACTTCGTTCATGCGTCCTTCTCCGTCTGTTTGCTGGTCTTGATGTTGCCCAGGGTGTCTCGGGTGATTTCTGTAGTTGTCACGCGCTCGGGCTGGCTGACGATGGCTGTGCGGATTTCGTCGGGCATGACGGCCTCGACGTGCACCTCGACCTGCGGGGCTTCCTGCGCCGGCATGACGGCCTCGACCTCGACATTGACGATCGGGGCCGCCTGTTCGCGCTCGTGGATTTCGTTGCGGATTTCGACCGGGGTCGGGTCTGGCGCGGCGATGTGGTTGTGGACGTCGACCTTGGCCGGCTCAGGTTGGCGCGCCATGACGGCGGCGAACATTTGCGCGGTCTGTTCCTGGCCGTTGGCGATGGCGGCGAGCAGGTCGCGCATGCCGGTGTCTGGCGGCGGCGCGTCGAGACGTTCGCGCAGCGAGCGCACTTCGCCGGTGACGGCGGCGAGTGCCTTGGTTTCCGCTGATTCTTCTTCCGGGCTGTCCTTGACCGGAGCCGGCGCGCCGATGGTGACGCCGAGCTTGCCGGCGAGGTCTTGCGCCTGCTTGATCTGCACCAGCACGTCCTCGTAGTCGACGCCCAGCTCGGCGGCAACAGACTGGGGCGACTGCAGGCCGTTCTGAATGGCGATGATTTTGGCGTTCATGTCCTTGAGCGGATCGACCCACGACCAGCGTCGGCCCTGGAAGACATGTCCGGTGAACTTCTCGGCCTTGCTTGCCGGAAGCGGCGAGCCGTTGGCCAGCGTGATCTGGCCGAAGGCGAGCGCGGAGGCCAGCCAGTCGTCGAATACCGGCTCCATGAAGGCATCCTTGAACCATTCCTGGAGGCTGATCCACTGGTCGCGCTCTTCCAGCGTGCCACTGCGGATGCTGCTGAAATTGACGCCCTCGAGGTCATTGGCCAGCGCGTGATAGGCGACGCCGAGGCCGGAGGCGATGCCGCGCAGGCAAGCCTTGACGAAATCGGCGTACATGGCGCTCGGGTAGTCCGGGTCGAAAGGCTTGAAATCGACGCCGGCGGGCAGCACGCCGAAGCTGCCGGCGTCTGCCTCCAGATAGGGGACGCCCTGGGCGTCTTCGCCATCCATCGGCGGCTGACCGTCCGGGCTGGTGAAAAAGCCCATTTTGGCGGCGCCGACGCGCGAGGCGATGACCGCGGCTTCCTCGTAACCGCCGAGGTTGTTCAGGCGCGTCATGGCGGCGTGCATCCACGGCAGGCCGCGCAGTTGCTCGGGGCGGTCTGCCTGGTAGATGTGCAGGATTTCTCCGGCCGGAACGCGCTGGTGCGCTGCCTGCACGGCGCCTGCGGCAATCCCGTAGGTATCGCCAGGGTGGTATCCGCGCAGCCAGTAGGCGACGGATTTGCCGAAGGCGTCGACCTCGACGCCCATGCGGATTTCGTTCTTGTTGCCTTCGGCCGGCTGGATCAGCCGGGTGTCCAGGCGGTCGATGTCGATGACCTGCAGCGCGTAGCCGAAAGCGTTGCCGGCGCTCTTGCCGCGCACGCGGCGGACCAGGCATTCGCCATCGCGGGCGACGGCCTTGGAGACGAGAATCTGCAGGTCACGGAAGGACAGGCGGCCGGTCACGTCGCAGGTGCCGCGCTTGCACCAGCGCGCCCATGCCTGCTCGATGGCGTCGTTGGCGCCGGAATCCGGCACGCCGGGCTTGTCATAGACGCGCGCCTGCAGCGTGAAGCCGGTGCCGCCGACGACATTGGCGGCGACCATGCCGACGAAGCGCTTGGCATAGTCGTTGTTGTTGCACAGGTCGCGCGAACGGGCGCGCAAGGTATCGAGCGCGCGGAAGAGGTCGGCATTGGCCGAGACGTTGCTGCTGCCCCAGCCGCCGCTCAGGCGGTCGAAGCGCGCGGCGGCGAAGTCACGGCGACCGCGGCGCGGCGCATAGCCGAGGCGGGATGCGATGGTGTCGAGCCATTTGGCCATGCGGTGTCCTTAGTTGCCGGTGAACCGGACGTACAGCTTGTTCTTGCCGGGCAGGCCGGCGGCCAGGCGCGCGGCGTCGTCCTCGCGGGCGACTTCGGCGCGGTAGCGGTCGACAAGCATCAGCAGGTCTTTCACCGGAATGTATTTCATGCGCCGGCCGGCGATTTCGTACTCGGCGACGGCTGGGTCGCGGCCTTCGATCCACGCCTGCAGCGCGGCCAGCGTCTTGCGCGCGTGGCTGCGGTCGTCTAGCGCAGCCGTGGCGGCGCCACTGCGGTAATCCGGCTCGACCTCGAGCGTGCCTTCGTCGACGGTGTATTTCTCGGCGCCCGACTCGACCCAGGCGATCCACTGGTAGGCGCCGGCGGCATAGGCGCCCGTGGTGGCCGCGGTGACGGTGACGGCATGGTCGGTTCCGGAAGCCGTGGCGACGACCTCGAAGCCGCCGGCGGCGTTCTTGAAGCGGTATTTCAGCGTCCACGTGCCGGCCGGGTAATCACCCAGCGTGCGCGTCCATTTCCATGTATCGCCGGCACGCAGGCGCGCGGGTTCGTCAGAGGGGATCGTGGCAGCCATAGCGAGCATGGTCGCCGCGCGCGGCTGTAATGTTCAGGGGGAAGATTACAGCATTTGCTTACGGCGGACAGGCTGCATAGCTTCCGTCGGTTATGTCAGTCGTTCATAGCCTTTTTCTTTGCGCGGACAATGATCTTCGTCACAAGGATTATTGGAAGAAGCTCAAGCGCTGCGTCGTAAAAGTCTCGAAGATCGCAAGCTGGCTCCAGCGTGTCTACTTCCATCTGCGCATGATGTTTCTGACATGCAATTCTTCGATCGTTGTGGCAGCACCTACCAAACAGTCTGCAAATTATGTTCATTTCATTTCCAATGCTAAAACTCTCATTTCTTCCCGCTCACAATCTTGAAAATCATCGACTGGCTCAACCCGAACTGCGTTGCCAGCGCCTTGACGTTGTGTCCGGTGTATTGCAGCCGGATCGCTTCGTCTCGGTCGCGGCGGGCACTGACGGGCTTTTTCGGGACGTAGAGTCTCAGGGTCTCGCCGGCGTAGTCGCGGCGCAGAATCCTTTCGATGGTGGCCGGCAGGCGCTGCCGAACGACTTCGGCGACGGCTTGGTCGACGTGCGGTCCGATTTCGGCGGCGCATGCGGTGGCTAGGTTGCGGATCATGAATTCGGACATCGGTGTCTCCTACCAGTGCTTGACGGAAAACCCGCCGGCCGGCTTGATGCGGCGCGGCGGCGGGGGGGATTCGGGTTTCTGGTCTTTTTCGGCGTCGACCGCGACAGTTGCATCCTTGAGCGTGGCGCCGGAGAGGCGCAGCGCGACCAGCGCCAGGATAAGGCAGTCGAGCGCCTCGTTGCGGGCGCGGGTCTGCACCCATTCCTGTATCGGCCTGTGGCCCTTGAAGCGTGTGACCAGCTTTTCGGCGGCCAGCTGGGCGAAGTATTCGTCGTCAAAGGCGGGTTCCTGCGGGAAGTGCAGGTAGCCTGGGCCGGGTTCCATCTGCTTCAAGCGCGCGTAGAGCATTCCCTTGCCGCCGTCGACGCCAATCGGCTCGACCGGAACGCCGCGTTTGCGCTTGACGCGCAGGCGCTGGCGGCGCTTCTTCTCGTCCTCGACCAGCGGGCGGCCCATTCCGAAGACGCCCTTGGTGGCGAAGCACCAGCGCCGGCGGGCGACGAAGGCATAGACCTGGCTGGCGTTGTAGCCGGAATCGATGGCGCACACCTTGACCTCGACGTCGGCCAGCGTTTCGGCTAGGTCTTCCCAGACCTGCGGCTGCGCGGTGTCGCCGGGCAGGATGACGTGGTCGCGCACCCAGCCTTCCTCGCCTTTTCCCCAGTCGACCACGGTCAGTTCGAGGCGGTCTTTCTGCACGTCGACGCCGCCGGTGCGCAGGCATACCGGCAGCGGTTCCGGGTAGATTTCCAGCCGCGAAATCAGGCTCACGTTCTCGATGCTGTCTCCCTCTTCCTTGAACACTTCGCCGAGGTAGGTGTTGAAGAAGGCTTTCAGCTCGGACGAGTCGCCCTGGGCGTCGATCCACTTCTGTGCAACCTTGACCCACGACAAGCCGAGGCCGACCGGCGCATACAGCGCGTTGATGTGATAGCCGCGGTGGTGGCGGATGTGCGGTCGGGCGGCAATCCATCGGCCGCGGGCCAGCATTTCGGTTTTGCTGTTTTCCTCGATGATGGCGGCGCATTCGCGGCAGACGTACCAGGCGGCGGCGACCTGCTCCGGGCCTTCCTGCCCTTCTTCTTTTGGCGCTCGGCGGAACTTGAGGCCGTAGGGCGCATCCTTTCCGCCGAACTCGAGCGGCTGGTATTCGCCGCAATGCGGGCACGGCACATGATACCGGCGCATGTCGCTCCGCGCGTATTGCTGGGTGATGCGGCTGGCGCCTTCCTTGGTCGGCGTGCTGACCAGGTAGGTTTTCGCGCGGGTGTAGGTGCGCTGGCGGTTCTCGATCAGCGTCATCGGGTCGCCTTCTCCTCCGACGTCCCACGGGAAGGCATCGACCTCGTCGCAGATGACGTATGGCAGGTGATCGGAGCGCAGCGAATCCGGCGAGTTGGCGCCGGCCTTGATGATGCGCGAGCGGGCGCCGTATTCGAGCAGGTCTCCGCGGTTGGCGCGGGCGCGCTTGGCTGTGCTGACCAGCCCGGCCAGCGCCGGCGATTCGTCGATCATCTTGGCCAGGCGCGGATTGAACGAGCGGTCGCGCAGCTCGAGCGTCGGCATCACGCACAGTAGGTCCTTGTTGCCGAGGTGGTGCATCAGGTAGCCAATCCAGTTGAACATGGCCTCTGTGCCGCCGACGCCGGACGACTTCATGAAGGTTACCTGGCGCACGCTGGAATGCTCTGAGAGCGCGTCCATGATCTCGACCAGGTAAGGCGTCAGCGCGTTATGCCACGGCCCAGGCGCGTTGGTGCCCGAGCGCAGCTCGCGGTGACGATCGGCCCATTGCGAGACGGTGATGAGGTCGCGCGGCTTGACGCCGCGGCGGAAGCGGTCGCCCACCTCGGGCAGCATCGGCGTGGCCGCCGCCGCCTTCTCGCCCAGCGCGGTGGCCCACTGGTGCGCGGCCTCGGACAGCAGGTAATGCACCCGCGTCTCGTCGCGCTCGCCGGCGATGGCCGAAACGAAATCCGACCCGGCGGCATCGAGCGCGTCGAGCAGCAGCCGGCGCACCGCGTTGCCGGCCGCCATGAGGTCGGCGCCGGCGCAGGTCTCGGCCAGCGCGGCGTCGAACTCGGCTTTGGCGTTGGCGGCCTTGAGGCGCTCGCGCTCGGCTTGGAGGTCGGCTAGTGATGCCATGCGTGCAGCCGATTGAAAAGCCGGCGCACGGCATAGCTGCGCACCAGGCTGATGACCGTGAAATAGCCGCCGATGGCCAGATTGTCGGCCAGCGGCAGATGCACGCCGAACAGCGGCAGAATGGCGATCTGGCTGGCGAC